TAACTTTCATCCGGTGTATTATTAACACCAACACCTGTTGCAGGAATCAATTGATAAATATTTAAAGTCGTAACTGCGGGTGTTGTAATTTTTGGTTTATATCCTAATGATTGTGCCAATGCAATAACATTTTTCCTTTCGGTTGCATATGACAACATTGACTCTTTTAATTGAGTATCTTGATAAAATGATAACATATCACCAATAGCTGCCGCTTGTTCAACGAAAACCATACCAGGTGAAGCTTCATTAAAATCCGAATATGTGTTTGGAAAGTATGTTTTAGTAAATTCAATAAGATTTTGTTTCAATGTTGCAAAATCTTTACCAATATATGATATTGATTTTTTGTTATTTCCCCAATTCTTATCTAAAGGTTTAAGTGCCATTTTTTATTAATTGTTATTTACAGTTATTTGTACCGATTCTCCTAAATTTGGATTAGATATCAATGAAAATTTTATATCTAAACCGATTTTATTATTATCAATGTCATTATCGTCATAATCAAATATAATTTCATCTATACTTAAATATGGTAACCAAATGGATACCGCATCTAATATTGATGTTTCTATTTGATTTTCTATCAAATTACCATCCATTTGTTCAAATAACACTTTCCAAATATCACACCCAAAAGTAGGATTTAATAATCTCTCTCCCTTTTTTGTTAATATTAGATTTTTTAAATTTTCTCTTGCTTGAGTTAGAGTTGTATAATTTACAGAAAATATTCCACCTTTATTAGAACTTTTATTTATTCCAATACCAAGTATTTTATAATCATTTTCAGATAAATCGGTTACATTAACTTTACCTAACTCTATTGCCATTATTTAAATCTTTTTACTAATTCCGAATAATCTCTAGTTAATGCCTTTATTGTTGCATCTTGTAAATCATCACCAGTTGATTCAAATTGTTGTGGAATATTTTGTGGTGATTCCATTCCTCTATAATCCATTGTGTCCCAACCTTCTTCTTGATATTGAGTTGGTTGTATCATATCCAATACACTTCCTCCACCCTGACCACCTTCAACTCTTTGTGCAGATGTGAATGGTTGAGTCATATTCAAAATCTCATTTATCATTGGGTCTTTTGAAAATTCCCTTTTGGGTTGTTGTGATTGTTGAACTTGTTGTACAGGTTGTCTTTTAACCGGTGTAGGAGTAACTTCTGTCATCTCTCTTAACGATGGAGTAGATGCTTTCTTTTGTGAGTTTAATGTAACTGCACCAGATTTGATAAGTTTAACAAGTTCTTCTTTTACTTGTAACTTAACTTCGTTTTTAACAACTTCTTTAATTAAAGTTAGTAAAATTTCTGATTTCATAATAATTGTTTTGTATATGTTTAGTAATAAATATTTGATTTAATAATTTATCCAATAACTCTGTAACCTGTCCAATTTAAAATTGCAGGTGCAGGTGGTGCAGGCGGTGGATATTGTGCCATAACCGACATAGTTCCACTAACTCCCATTAAATGGAATTTTGCAATATTAACAAATGGGTCTAATAATATATTTGTTGGATATGAAAATACAAATGTTGGTGGGATGAACCATATATTTGGTATTTCTGGAATTTTATCTTTTATCAAATCATATGCCATTGCCTTCAATTCTTCCTTTGTTGGAATTTTTTCCTTTATCAATTGTTTTAATTCTTGTTTTGTAGGAATTTTAGGAATTGATATTCCAGGTAGTTCAATTTCAGGAATTAAACCATCAATTGTGTCTCTTACGAATTTTTTAATTTCCTCTTTTGTAGGTTTTTTTGGTATATTTTCTGCAATAGCAACTGCAGATTCAATAGCAGCTATGATTGGGGTTAAGATAGTTTCTTCAATTGGTTTTATAATAGTTTCTTCTATAATCTTAGTGGCCTCTTCTATTAATTTATCTTCAGCTTTTTTTATTATTTCACTTCGTTTGGGTAATTCTGGAAATGGAAATTTAATCGCCTTTTTAATTTGTGACCCTATGGATGGTTTTTTCTTTTTTGCTTCTTCATATTTTTTATACAACTCAACGGCCTGTTTAATGATTGGGTGATTTTTAATTCTATCATCAACAAGTTCTTTTTTAATTATCTTAACAACCGTATCATAAACTTTTACTTCTCCTATGGGTGGTATGTTTACTGTTTTTTCTTTGAGATCATCTACCACTTTTTTTAATGACTCTTTTAATGTTTTATTTAATGCAGCCCAAGATGCTAAAGAAATCGGATTAGGGCCGATGTTCTGGATTGTTCCTGGTGCAGGTGGTGTAGAAGGCCAACCCAATGGTTTTAATAAAAAATTAGGTATTGGGGCCATTTCTGCACCTAACCAGTATTCGTCAAATGCTGTAGGATATATTTCTGCTAAAAAATTATAATTTTCTCCACCCAAAGCAATTCCTTTATCCAATGCATCTTTAATAACCTTTGACATACCTGTGACATTTCCATTGATAACAGGAACTCCATAAATCATATCACCACCTCTTTTTATACACTTATCGTACTCTTGTGCAATAAAATCGGCCATACCAGCTGTATCTTTTGCATGTTGAAATGTGATTAATGATTGTAATACATTTATTTTATATATTAACCAAGACATATTATTTACTTAGATAGTTTCTTGCAGAAAGAATGGTTTTTAATCTACCTTTTATTGCTTTAAATGCCGAAGAATTTACCGGATTACTTGATGGGCCTACCGGAGTTGGTACTATTATTTTTGTGCACTCATCTATTAAATCTTCTAATATTTTTATAAGTTCACCACCCATTACCATTTTTTGAAAATCCTCTCCAGCTTGACTGGTTGTTGGTTTTACACCACCCAACCAAATATTACCTGTACCATCTGTTCCTAAAACTATATTTCTATTTGTTTGTAAAACAATATTACTATTACTTTGAATATGTGTATCACCCTGTGAGTCTACCGTAAATCTACCATCGGTTATAATTCCGGTATTACTTTTGCCAAATATAATAAATTCCTTTGCTTTGGCAGATAAAACGATTCTATCCGAATTAACAAATAATTGGTCACCTTTTAGTTTATCCGATGAAGGAAAATCTTTGAATGCAACTTTTTGTTTTTTAGTAGTTTCTTTAAAAGGAATTTTTGTTTTATTGGAAGTAATATAAATTGACGTACCATCTTTATTAAAATCTTCGTCAACTAATGTTCCAATTGACTTTACATCCAATTCAGGGTTTTGTTTATTACGAATGAAAATACCAGGTGATGGTGTCTTTCCATCTTCAGTTAAAAATAATTCACTAAAACGAATTGTGTTACCAACTCTACCACTTATAATAGTATCACCATTTTTTGGATTTAAAAACTTAATTTTTTCGTTTATATTATATCCACCACTATTTTCTTTAGTTTTATTTGGAATGGTTTTATTAGCTCCACCCGTTTGTTGTGTTTCTTTTAAATCTTTTGCAGTATTTGTATCAATAGAATTATCTACCTCTTCTGCACTTATTTTTAATCTTACCTTTTCTCTATAATTGGCATAAGTGGTTACTGAATATGGTAAATAAAAAGTTTCACCTTCTATTTTTATAATAGTTACAGTTTCTCCCTTTATCGGAAATGTAAAGTTATTCTTATCAAATGGAAAAGCATAATCTTCTTCTACTATTTCATTTTCATATGCATAGGTTATTGCACCATATAATCTCGCATCCTCTATTGTAAAGTCCTTGTTTTGATTATATACTGGTGTATTACCAGCTACCCTTTCATAGAATGGTGTATTGGTTGGATATACTTTTATAACTCTTGCTAAAAATGTTTCCATTATAACTTTGTTTTAATTTCTTCAATCTCAATTTCAATATCCGTCATTCTTTCTTTTGCCGTTTCTTGTATTTCGTTTATAGTATCGTCTAAATCATTTAATAATTGTAATTTTTCGTGTTCACTTAACCAACCATCCTCACCAATACCTTTGGCCTCTGCAGAAGCTAACCTTTGTGCAATCGTTGCAAGTTTAATTAAGTGATCGTCGTTTTTAACTGACACCTCTATTAAGTCCTTTATAATAGGTGCAATGACCGTTGCCTCTCCTACATTACGAATGAGTTTTCTTAAAGATTCAATTAAATCGGAGATGTTTTTCTTTTTGTTTAATTGATTATCGTATATATCTTTAAATAATGATGATAAGTTTTTACCATCAAATAATTGAAATTCTGCTGCCATTATTAGTTTTCTTTATTAATTAGTTTATTAACTTTTTCCTTATCCTCTGCAGACAATTGTTGAAAAAATTCTTGTGGTACATTTGCCCAAGATTTGGACTCTTCCATTATTGGCATATCGTTATCATCCGATGGCATTATTCCTAATTCACCGGCCCAACAATTGATAGATTCCAATTTAATCATGGTTTTTCTCATAATACTATGTTTAGAATAAATATTCCTTTATTATAAAGTTATATTTTAATATCACCATCCCTATCAAATTCACTATAAAGTGCCATTTGTTTTTCTTTCATTTTGTTGACAACTTTAGTTATATAATGTGTAGGGTGGCCTGTCATTTCTCTAATAAGTAGATACAATGATTTTTTATTAAAGTTTTCTATGTAATTTGCTCTACGGAATAATTCTAATACCGAATCGGCAATTTGCATATCTCTTTTCTTTGGAAAATAATTCTCCAAATGTTTATCCCAATATTCTAACATTCTAATATTAAATGTTCTATACTCATCATTTCGTTCTTCTTCTCTAAAATTATTCTCAGTATCAAATGATTCTGGTAATCCAGACATTACATCGGTATCTTTATATCTTTTATAGTTTGCATTATTATTTAAAATAAGATAATTTCTTGCAACAATTGTAAAATAAGAAAATGCTTTACCTTTACCGGCTTTGTACATATGTATTTTTTCAATCATAAATGCAACAACTTCTGCCATTACATCTTTGGGATCATCGTCAAAGTAAGTAAACTTCCATTTATTATAAACTATTTCTGCAAGTTTTTCAAATGCAGATGCAATTCTTTCTCTATATAGTTTATCTTTAATATATTGGTCATTGGTTAAATTATACTCAATGATTGCATCTTCGGTATCTTTTGGAAAATATTGTCTGTTCGGCCCTCTTTTCTTTCTAGTTGCCATTATTTTGTTGTTTGAATTTTTCTATTGTTTCTTTAATTTGATAAAATATAGAACCAACCTCATCATCCTTCTCAAACATTTCACGACTATCAATTAGTCTCAATGCCTCCAGTAATGCTTCGTTTCTTTCAATTTCTGTTTGTATAAATTTTTGTGTTTCTTCGTATGCATCTTCATATTTTTCTAATTTTTGAAGAAGATTATAAACTACATATAGTAATGCAATTATAAGTAATGTAAGTATTGTGTATATCATATTAAACTATTTCGTATCCTTGTAAAAAATATTTGTTTGCATTTTTAAATTTAACTTCTACCATTTCACCTTCCTTTGATTTCATTACAATTTTATCATTTCTACCATAATTAACTTTTTTAACAAGAGTGGTAGTATAAACTCTATCTTTAATTGTAATACCGTCTAAGTGGTCTATTTCATGTTGCACTATAACAGTCATCATTGTTTCTTTAGAAATTGATTCATTTGCTTTATCACCTTCTGGATTGATTTCAAAAGTTAATTCACCCAAATTATCAGTCATTACAATAACTTTAGTTGCACGAATAGTT